TCTGCTTTTACTGCAATTTTTCCAGCTGATCCTCGCAAAAAAGGCAAAAAATAAAAAGCATAGCCGCCAAGCCCATGACCATGGCGATCTGCTCTCCTGTCTCTGTTGTTTTAAATACCGGCTCCAGAAGTAATGCCCCGAGAATCGATATCGTTATATCTTTATACATCCGCACTCTCCCCCTCTATCTGCCGTTTTATCTCTTGTATCTCATTGATTTTTGCGCTACATATGTCCTCTTCCATCTCGAGAAATCTTAGCAAGGTTTCCTTCTGCGCCTGGTTGGTCGTGATTACCTGCACACCGCTAAATATATAGAGTTTAGCTGCAGGGTTTTCCTGCTTGACCTGTTTGTATACACGCTGCGCCAGGCTTTCATTTGCCGACTGCCAGAACTCTGCGCTGTCCTTGTTATTCATGACTTCTCTTACATAATAACGTTCGTCTATGTTCATCTTTGCCCTTCCCGATCACGCTCTCTGCGTGGTGCCCGGCGCCGAGCCGGACACCACTTGAACAGGTTCTTCCAAGGATCGATCCTATGCGCTATAGCAGTGGCGGCACAGGATACGGAGGTGTGGTGTTGGGAATACACCACGCACAGAACGTGATCTATTATGCTTGTCCATGCCCTCTACGTGATGCCCAGGTGGGGAAACCTGGACACGCACGCTTTAATTGTGTAAAAGGGGAGTGTGGTGTCGGGAATACACCACGTACAGGGCACGGAATACCTGTGGTTACGCTGATTCCTCTTTCTTCTTGGCTGCATATCCCAAAGTCTTCAGACTCTGTTCATTCAACCGTAAGGCAATCTCTGCCTTTTTCATGGGATCCATGTCATCCAATGACAATACCTGGTCCCCGATGTGGATTAAGTTTACAATCCGCATATGTACCTCCTGACTGCTTTTTTACAGCTTATGGTGCCATGGTTGTCTAAGTTGCATTTTCTAGCTGGAAGATTGCCCACCGCAGCGCTGCCTTGGTGTCCTCATCAATGTCGTTACGCTCTAAGAGAGCATATAATCTGTCGATTTTTTCCATTCCTGCTGACTCCTTCCCTATTGCATTTCGATTCTCCAAAATGGTTCGTTCGATATATCGAAATGCCTACCATATTGAATCCGACTTCTCCTTTTCCTATACTGTACTTACAGGCTCCCGCCAGAGCCGAGTACAAAAGAAAGGAGATTATGTTATGATTTTGAATGAATCAACAAAGTTCACACTTGCCAAAACTTTTACCGAATTAGCTATTCAAAACGGATTGATTGTAAAATGCTCAGATGCATCTGACACAGCTAATGAAGTAACTACCTTCTTCAATACCATTGTTGATACTATCGATAAAGAAACCGGCAACGATCATTAATCCCACTGGGCTCTTGCGGACACCAGCTCTGCAAGAGCCTTCGTCTTTTCGGTGATCTCATTCTCCATGTCATTACCTTCATCGATACGCTTTTTGATATGCTCCGCCAGTGCATCGATCAGTTCATCTACTTTGTTCATTGGTTATTCCTCCTTCCTAAAAAGTTCATTGGCATCTACCCCTAAAACATTCCTATACTCCGGCCAACATTTGTGATACAATTTGTTCACAATCAAATTGTAGGAGGTGCATTTATGGATTTCGTTTCATCACTTTTCGACAGTGTTCAAGCCAATTCCGACTATCTTAATTTCATTGGCATTCTTCTTGCTGCCGCCGTTTCCATATACATTTTCAAAGGTGAGCATTCTCTCTCATTTGCTCAGGAGCAACATAACAATCTCATTTCCCCACTCTTTGATCTTTTAGAGCCTGTCCTCTTTCAAAAAGTAGATCCTGCTGTCCTTCGAAGAGCTATTAAGCTCATAAATGAAAATCGTAATATTGCTGACGGAAAATTGTTGGAGCTAAGTTATTACTGCGAAAAGAATCCATCTCAATCTAATTACAACCACCTGTGTTCCTATGTGAATAGGCTCTATGACCGTTCTTGCAAAAAACTTGGTTTAAAACTCAGAAGCTATTCCTATCGGATTAACCGCAAGCAATATATGCATATTTCTTTCTTCATTTGTTATATAGTTCTGCATATAATCGCATTCCTATGCATTTACCTGTTGAGTATAGGCGCTATTCTTGGCATCGTTGCTTATCTGTATTATCTCTTTAGCTCGCTAAATGACATTTTTCAGATTGGTGGGCTGTTATTACTTTCAGTTATCCTCTGGGCGGGAATCAAGCTATCGGATAAGCTCTATTAACACTCCATCCAGTCCATAAGAATGGTATACAAAAAAATTGCTACCGCAAAACCGCATATGTCACCCAGATAATATTTCACTATTACAGCAACGACCAATATTACCATCATGGCTACGATTCTTTTTAGCCATACTCCTATCCACATTCCTGCTGCCTCCTTTACTGATCGCCACTGCCATCTTCCGATTCTTTTTCAAAAAGATATCGCAGTGTAAGCTTTGGAAAAAAACTTCGCTGAATTGTTATTGCTTCATCAATGGTAAAAGAACTATCCCCATTGATTTTATTTGCAGCACTGTTTCTATGAATTCCCAGTAATTTAGCTATAGCTTCAATGGTAATTCCGTTTTTTGCCATTTCTCCTTTTAAGTTGATGCACGGCATTTTTCTCACCTCCATTTATGCATTTGCATAACTTATGTTCGTAGTATATATTCGTTTGCATATCTTGTCAATAGTTTTTTATGCTTTTGCATATATTTTTGTTTACTTTTTATTCATTATGTGATACATTCAGCATATAGCAACGGAGGATATGATTATGGGAATTGGAAGTAAATTATCACAACTACTGGACGCAAACGGTACCAATGCCAATGAGCTTGCCAATAAAATAGGTGTATCACCTCAAACTATTTACTCTATGATTAAGCGTGATAGTAAAAAGGCTGATATTGATGTTCTTTTAAAGATTGCAGATTCATTTGGAGTTAATGCTGAATACTTTGTTTATGATGAAGATGCTCCTCATACTATTGCCGCCCATTTTGATGGCTCTGAGTATACAGAAGAGGAACTTGAAAAAATCAAAGAGTATGCTGCCTTTATCAAAGCTAACCGGAAATAATTCATTGTGTGAACAGGGGTGTTTTATTTGACAGATTATGAAATGCTTTTAGATTCCGCAGATAGTCAAAATGTGACTGTTGATGAAACTTCACATTTCTGTGGAACGCAAATTAAGGGATTGTATTTAGATAACCACATTGCTCTTAGCAAAGATTTACGCTCTGATACTCAGAAACGCTGCATTTTAGCAGAAGAGCTGGGACACTATCATACTACCGTCGGAGACATTATCGATCAGTCCTCCGATGCCAACCGCAAGCAGGAACTCCGGGCACGTCTCTGGAGCTACAATAAGCTGATTGGACTACACGGCATCATCTCCTGCCATAAGGCACACTATACTACCTCTTATGAGATGGCTGATTATCTTGGTGTCACAGAGGAGTTTCTGCAGGAGGCCCTGCAATGCTATCGGAGCAAGTACGGTATCTGCGTGCAATATGATAACTACGTGATCTACTTCGACCCGGTTTCTGTGTTGGAGCTAATATAATTCATATATGAAAGGGGAAATTTATATGGGATTCACTAAAATCTTTAACAGTATCCGTTCTTCGACTATGTTACCCTCGGATATCGAAAACGTCTCGTTGAAACGCATTATTCCTAAAATTAATGAGTGGAATATTGATACTGTGCTTATTTCTGCAAATCGAAATTGTACTGCCTGTAAACAATATAATCGACAGGTGTTTTCTCTTTATGGGAAGAATAAAAATTATCCAAAGTTACCTGATATACTATATCAACGTTCTTGCCCTGTTTGTGGTAAAATTTTTGGTGCTACAATATACGGCTTATAATATTTGTGATCTTCATTTTAAAAAATTGCACCAGTGCAACTTTCAATAAAAAAATCAGCCCCAGTGCGCCAACACCGGAGCTGATCCGATCTTACCGGGAATCCCCGTATAAAATCACCTTGAACAAGTGAATTTTATCATTTTCCCGGGCAGATTGCAATGCAAACATATGTCCGGGCATTTTTACGCCCATTTTTCCGTACATTTACTTAGGAGGAATGTGCAATGTCTAAGAAAGTGATGCGTAAGTCTACGGAGTCCACGGACCGGATCCGCACCGGTGCTGCCTATATCCGTGTCAGCACCGATGATCAGCTGGAGTATTCCCCGGAATCCCAGCTTGAGGAGATCAAAAAGTACTGCCTGCAGCATAACATCCTGCTGCCGTCTGAGTATATCTTTGTCGAAGAAGACGGACGCTCCGGCCGCAAGTCCAGTAACCGGTATGCTTTCCAGAATATGATCGCAACAGCCAAGACAAAGCCAAAGCCCTTCGATGTCATTGTCCTGTGGAAATTCAGCCGGTTTGCCAGGAATCAGGACGAGAGTACTTTCTACAAATCCATGCTCCGGAAAAAACTGGGCATCGATGTGGTATCTGTCAGTGAGCCACTGATCGATGGCATGTATGGCCGCCTCATCGAAATGATCATTGAGTGGCAGGATGAGTTCTACTCCGTCAACCTCTCCGGGGAAGTCCGCCGTTCCATGCTCTCCCGCGCCCGCAAGGGTTTCTATAATGGTAAGATGCCACTGGGATACACCAAAGCCCCGAATGAAAATCCTGTCATCGAAGAGCAGGAGGCTGCCATTGTCCGGAAGATCTTTGATATGTACGCCTCCGGCAGTGACATCAATTACATCACCAGAGATCTGAATGACCATGGATACAAGACAAAGACCGGCAAGCGTTTTGATCAAGAAGGTGTGATCTACATACTGGAGAATCCATTTTACATCGGCAAGGTACGTTATAACATGCGGGAATCCAGTGCCACCAGTACCCTGCGGGATCCCGAGGAATGGATCATCAGTGACAGCCACCATCCCCCGATTATCGATCAGAATACCTGGGACATCGTCCAAGAGCGCCGGGAGCGCAGCAAGAAGATCATGCAGCGCTATGAGCATCCGGTCTCCCACACGAAGCACTGGCTGTCCGGTCTTGTAAAATGTCCGGTCTGCGGCAAGTCCCTGTCACATAAAGAAGGTTATCCCCGGAAGTCCACTCACGGCGGATCCTATATCTCCGGCGAGGGCTTCCAGTGTCTTGGATACATGAAAGGGCTTCATACAGGCTCGCAATACATCTCTGCAAAGAAACTTACCTCTGCCGTAATTACGTCGCTCCATGAGGTACTGGAGAGCGTCACGGACGTATCCTTTGAACTTGTCCGTACCTATGAGCCGACTGTAGAGCTGGACAGGCAGCATTATCAGCGTGAACTGGCTTCCCTGGACCGTAAGCTGGAACGCATCAAGGAAGCATATCTGAATGAAATTGATACTCTGGAAGATTACAAGCGGAATAAAGAGATGATCGAGAAGCGCCGTGCAGATTTGGAAGCTCTGCTCTCAGAGCTGACGACTGCTGCCTCCGGTCCTGAGAACTACAAGGAGCAGTTCTTAAGCCGTGTGCAGTCTGTCCTGGATATTATCGAAAGTGACGCACCGAATGACCTGAAAGCGGAAGCCCTCCGTGGCATTGTGCGTAAGATTGTGTTCTACAAGGATACAAATACCCTTGAATTCCACTATTACCTCATGGTAGAATAAAGCCTGTAACCCGCATAAATGCTGGATTTGTAGAATAGTAGCCGTATTTCCGACCATCCCCCACCATGCCCCGCATCCAATACGATCAATGGCATAAAAAAGCTCCCGCATATCCTTTTGTTTCATGATATGCGGGAGCTTCCCCATTTAGATATTTATTTCAAAAGTGCTGCCGTCACTTCCTGAGGTATTACAAATTCCGGTGCTCCCATAGAGCCGGGAGCCACTTCATATTCATCAAATGCTATGACCAGTTCTCCCCTTTCATTGAAATAGAAATTCGTCTGTTCCGTGATCCCCTGGAAATTGAATTCCGGCATATCTTCGTTATCCAGGAAATAGATCACGCCTTCATCCGCCGCCATCTGCTCCTTCATCTGGGTCTTAATGTTCTCGCTGATCGCGGAAATATAGTCGCTTCCTTCTGCAAACAGATCTTCCAGTGTCACCACATTTCCCGTCTGTTTATCAATCGTATAAAACTGATTATTCTCGTAGCCGCTGGCTTCCGTCTCCAACACGCTTAATTTTACGGTGTAATACCTCTCATTGTCCGTAACGACCTCCTGGGACACATGCAGACCATGGTATCCTTCCTCGGATAAGGTATCCTCGAACTGACGGATCAGTTCCTCTACCGTAGCCTCCATATCCTGGTTGACCGCTTCCACACCGTCTTCCGACAGATTTGCTACCGCAGCCTCCTGTCCGACACCTTCCACACTTCCGGCTGCTGTGCCCTTAGGAGTGGCTGCCACTTCTCCAACGGAAGCACCTTCTCCTGCGTCTTCTCCATAGTTGATCTGTGCAAGTTCTACTTCAGCATCATGGTTCTCGTCACTGTAATTGTACTGCCGCACTGTTACCAGCCTAAAAAAGCCACCCAGCAACGGAATATTTTCCATGGCATGGGCTATCTGTATATTGGTATTTGGCAGTGCGATCATCACGACTGCTGCAGCCGCCACTGCTGTCCATGCAGAACGCTTTCTGGCGTGCTCTACTCTTTTTTTCTCCATCCGGGCTCTGTCGATACCTGCCTGCAGCCGTTCCCGTCCCGCTTCGGGTATTATCATATTCTCATACTCCTCTTTTAATTGTCTCAACTGTTCCTGTTCTGTCATATCTATTCTCCATCTGCCCGGTCGGTTCGGACCGGTCATGTTATCTCTTCCTATATCTTCCTATATCTCTTTGTCTGTATCTGTCTTATGTCCTGCCTATATATGATGTCGGGGCAAAATCCCACGACTTTGACTACGGATTGCTCAGCCCATGCTGCCCTCGAGGTTCAGCCGCAGTTTTTTCATCACCCGGTACAGCCTGCTCTTTACCGTACTCAGGTTCTCATCCAGGATCTTCGCGATCTCCTCCAGCTGCCTGTCCTCAAAAAATCGTAGGACTACGATGGCACGATCCTTTGGGTCAAGATTTTCTATTGCGCGCTTTAAATCAATATTTTCATAGATATCTTCACTTGCCGCCTGGATCTCCTCCACATCCACGCTCTCCTTCCGGCTGCGCAGGAAGCTGCACGCCTCGTTGATCACGATCCGGTACACCCAGGTCTCCACGTATTGCGGCTCCTTCAGGCTGTCACTTTTTAAAATAGCTTTATAGGCTGCTTCCTGTACAATATCCAGCGCGTCCGCTTCATTATGTACATAACTATAAGCAAGACGGTAATACTTCTCATACCCTTCCGTCAGGGCACGCTCCACCGCCTGTTCTTTTTTTCTGTCCGACATATATCCTTTCCTCACTTTTGAAAACTGCATGCAATTATTTTTCGGTATTTATTGTAACACATATTCTTTTGATATATTCTACGATTTTGACGCTGTATTCCCGCAAAAAGTTTCACCGACAAAAAATATTCCAGACTGAGGTTTTTTTTCTTTTTTCTTTTAGTTTCTTTTTTTCTTTAGTTTTTTTCTTTTTTCTTTTTTTCTTTTAGTTTTCTATCATTTTTGACGCAAATAAGCGGCATACGTCTCTTCATCAAGACATACACCGCTTTTCATGTTTATACTGTTACACCCTTTGCCAGTACGCTCCCACATTCCCACTTTTATTCAATTACTATGTCAGATACTTATTCTTCCTCAGAACCACTCTTTTTTCTTACATAGAATACAGCTCCAAAAACATTCAGTATAATACAGATACCTATAATAATGATTATCGTATTATTCCATGCATATTTTGAAGTGCTGTCATCTGTCTTAGGTGCAGGAATGGTTTCATCAGATTTGTTGTCTGCCTGACCGTTATCACTCATAATCTTGGCATCAACAACAATCGTGTAATCTGATGCATGGGTAAATACAAGTTCCACATTTCCATCCGGATCAATCTGTCCGGCGCTGATAAATTCCAGTTCTCCGGTCTGTTCATTGTAGTAGAACAGGTTCGCATACAGTCCTGCATTCTTTGATTCCATGTTGACGGTCAGTGTGGCTGTAAATCCAAACTCTCCGTCATAAGCAAGAGTCAGATTCAAGGAAGAATGTTCCCCGGTCACGTTATTGATCACATCCACAGGAATGGATTTTCCGGCGTCGGCTCCGACTGTCACATCAAAATCAATATCTCCAGCTGCATCAGTAATATCCTTTCCATAAATCTTCCAGGAAAGACCATTTCCCATATCCAGAACAAGTGTTGTATCTTTGCCCTTGATACTGTCAATTACATCTTTCGGTACTACAGTTGTTCCGTTCATTGCAACCGTTACCGTATCGCCTGCCTTAGCTTCTTCAAGCTGTGGCTTGATAACATCCCAGCCTTCCTTGCCGCTGTCGTCCTTGATGTATGGCTTAATTGAATCTCCTTTTCTCTGCAATTACCGGTGTTGCTTTAGTTACTTTAACAGTTATTGTTCTAGTTACGGTATTGTAGTTGTTTGCGTCATTAGGTGTAAATACTGCCTGATCTGATCCACTTTTTCTGCCATAGGCATCCTCCCATAATAATCTTTGTTTTTCTCTTGTTAACTCGCTTTTTCTCACATTTTCATTTTTTCATAGAGATTGCTTC